GATATGCAATAGCATATAACTGGAAATTAATTTATGCTTTTATTCTTGTATTTACAATGTTTACAATAGTTATTTTTATTTCTAAAAAATATAGAAAATATAATGAATTGGTTTAAACGAATATTTGGCAAACCGGAATTTACAGGAGATTGTGTTCCAAGAGCATTATATCAAGGGACTGCATGGGTTTATCAAAAAAAATTGCCAGTTCGATTTATTGTTCAAAATATTAAACCTGGCATAGATCACATTCAATGTCAGGTGTTTTATGATGATAAATGGGAATGGTCATCGCAATGGGATGATTATGTAACGATAGGAAATCAAGAGTTTAAAGATGCACCAATAATAAAAATTTTGACTTTGGAACAATTATTTCAAGAAAGAATTGATGCTGAAAAAGCTAAAAATATAGGTAACAAATAAAATGGCAAATTATATAATAGATCCTGTAAATGATTCTGATTATTATACCGAAGTGCGCGATCTTTTGGGTATAACAGATGATGATTTAACTGATGCCACATTAAAATCCGATATATTTCTTGGGGCTGCCGAAAGAATGATCTGCAAAATTTATGTTCCGAATTGGCAGAGTGTTCTGAATGGAGCAGATGGAATTGCTGCTGATGCGCTTCGGTCTACTGTTATCATTCGCGTTGCGCTTAATATTTTAAATATGCCAGCAACGCAGAATTTAATATTGGATCAGGTGAGATTAATTGACATTATTCTGACAGCAAAAAAACAAACTTTCGATGAATTAAAGGCAGCTTTGCAAACTCTTTTTGAACAACAATTATCATTTGTTGGTGTAGAACATACAGGAGATTGGCCCGTAAGAACGTTGGTTGGGAAATCAACCAGTGCGAACGTGTTTGATTATTATATTGACACAGACGGCGTAGTGCAGGAATCGTAAACCTTTAATCATGGAGAATTAAAAATAAAAAAATTTTTGTTTAGTATTGGTTTTTTATTAACAATTTGCGGTGTAGTCTTTTATTTATGTGGGCAAATACAAACAATTCCAAGATCCGAGACAAAAATTAAACTTGCCGCTCGTCGTTCAAGTGTCCAAGTAAATCACTATATTCCTGTGATCAAGGTTTCGTACACCAACCCACTGCCCAAGGACCAGCCATTTGATAGGGCTGTGCTGAATGAAGTCATGGAGGCCAAGCTGTCAGAGCTACGAGAAGCACTCGAAAAGCTTATTGACGAGAAGGTTCGGTCTGTTGAGAAGTACGAAACCTCCCTAACATTGATTGAAATGTACGGTCATGAGCCAAAATCGAGGACTGAGATCCCGATAGGCGCGCTTAAAGGTGTGCCTGAATGGGCAAGGTTCCCTGAAAAAGTCTTGTTGGTTTATAAGGTGGAGAAGAAGGAGGTCAGTCCCTGGGAGAAAGAAAACGAAAAGGACATATCCGCTATATCTGAAACAACAGGTGTTTCCATATCCAAAGCCAAAGAGATGCTGTTAAAGATCAAATCTGAGGGCTACACGGTATCGAAGGAGGCCATATCGGAAGAATCGGAGGTCAAGCTGTTGTGGTTTTCCTCCGGGTGGGATGCCAGCTATCCCACGACTCTTGCTTGGAAAGTTTACGTTGAAGGGGAAGAAATCAACAGGATTACTGGTTATGATCCTCGGGGGATATTGAAGGTCAAGCCGATCCCCGAAGATAAGCGGGTTTATGTTTCAGCGGGTTACATCGATCTTAAATCACAGTTCAAGCCGGAATCCTCGGAGGTGCGTACGCTCAAGAATCAGATTGAAACCCTTGAAAAGTCTCAAAAGGATCTTGAAAAGGAAAAGTCAGACCTGGAAGAAAAACTGAAGGGTGATGAAAAGGCCATTAAAAGAGATATCACCCATGTCACCTGGAACGATGTTGCATACGGGTACGTTAAATTGGAGGTATCCTGGTGGATGAGCAAGTCTTCCGGAATCTTCCTGGGGAATTCGAAGGTTAGGGACAAAATGGAAGGGGTCTGCTCGACCTGGGGCCGCAATACATATAATGTCCTCGGGCAGGATGCCGGGTTTGTTTTAACCAATGCGCATGTAGCGCAGCAGGGGTTATTTACGGAGATTTATGTTTCAAAAGACAAAGAGATTATGATGATTATCGGGCCAGGTGAGCCGTCTATCAGATACACCCCTGAATCAGATACGTATGGATCCCCTGCATTTACCTTGGCCGTTGATAAATCCTTCGTGTATTCCCCTGACTACGATTGTGCTGTGCTGGTTACAAGCAAGGTTATAGGGTTTGAGGATAACAGGGTTTTTCTCGGTGATTCTGACAAGGTGGACCACGGAACTAGGGTTATAACTGTCGGTAATCCGTCGGGATTCCAGAAGTTTACGAGTGAAGGGGTCGTCAGCAACGTCTCGCAGCCATTCCTCCACGGGATATCAGGCGGGTGGAAGGGTGAGGCCCTAAAGCATAATCCTAATCTGTTGCGTCCTTCAATGTGGATTGACGCGCCTATCGGAATAGGCGGAACATCGGGTTCGGGAGTGTGGGCGCTGGAAGGGTCACAGAAAGGAAAGGTTATATCTCTGCGGAATGCCGGGCTGGTGGTAATGGCCGAGATATCGACATGGGAGAACAGTGACTATTATCCGGAGGCTGGGAAGTGGTTAGACGGTGAAAATATAGGTTCTTCCGGTTTGGTAAAAAACATTTCCCCCGACCAAAAAAAGCTGTTGTTTCAGCATTGTTCATATCGTGATGCAGAATACAATCCCATATCTCAGTCCGACGATAAACCCCTGAAAGTGGCTATTGATGAGATTTATTATGTGCACCAGAGAGTTGCCGGTATGAACATGGCCGTCCCGATAAATGCAATTAAGATGTATCTGCAAGAAAGAGGAATCGACCCGAAAGAGTTTGGCTGGGAAGGGTTGACAAAAAAGTATTGGGAAAAATGAAACTCTTTTTAAAAAATATGTTAGAGGTGGCTAATGATTTGGAAGGCACTTGAAATTCTTGTAATCATTCTATTTTGGAGCTGTCTTATAGGTGGTTCTGTGATGTGTTTATGGATGTTGATCGAACCATTGTTCAGGGGGAGGAAGTGTGAAAGAAATTAAAAAACTTCTGGTTCGCATTGAAGTGAGCTTAACATTCATTATTATTTTATTGTTTATTAGTTTAATTGTGCAATGTGCTGGTCTCGCCAAGTCCCAAGAAATAGCCATAATGCCATTGGCAAAAATGTCTCTATCACCGGCAGAAGCTGCACAAAGAGTCGGGTTCTCCGGTGTGATAGACGAGGCATACACGATTGGTGAGTGCGTGTTTATCATGTCGGACGGGGTTGTTTATGCCTATGGACGGGGGAAGGCGGATAAGGTTAGGGTTTCGCCTGGAAATGAAAAAGTTGTGTTTGAGGAAGAAGAAATACCTGTAATGTCCGATATTCCCAAAGCGTTTATGTATCTACCAGAGCCAGATGTTAATGAAAGGAACAAAAAACATTGTGACAATACAGTAGATAAATACACTAATAAATGGTGGGTTTGTCTGGGAGAACAAGAGGCGGCAGGTGGTTATTATTTCACTGCGATTTCAAGTGAGGCAAACGCCCTACAGAATTCATTAAAACAGCGGTCAGATAAGATTTGTGAGTATTTTCAAGCGTTAATGGATATTATAGCAGAGGATCCATTATTCCTTCTTCCTCTATTTGATCGTGTTAATAGCTCTAAATTTCAATACGCACGGCAACTGACCTATAAATACGGGGTGAATTCATGTGGTTTGGACAAATAGAAAACAGCCGAAAATCAAAGGGAACATGAATGCGTGATATTATACCCAATAACCACAATGGACACGCTTGCAGGGCCGAGAGATGATATCTCTGTCTGCATTATACTCAAAACGGCGGTTCTTGATAACACGAGGGGCAACGATTGAAGAACTTCGAGTGATAGACAAAGCAATCAAGGAGGAAGAAGAAAGACGGTTATCATCTGCGTTTGTTCCGACATCGGTTAAAGAGGATGGGTGAATGAATTTAGGATCAATTAGGGAAACGAATTGTGGATTCGCGTAATAGAATATGGAAGAAATTCAAAAACTGAAAATTTTTTCCGTGATATTATCAGAGCCAGAAAATTTGCGGATCTAATCGTAAAATTATCACGATCTAAATATTCGAAGATTGGAAAAGATCGATGGTATTGCAAAAAAAATAAAACTTATATTGAAATAAAAGATGAATCTAACAAAAATTAAAAACATTATTGCCGGTAGGTTAAACAAAATTGGTTCTGATTATATCAGCAATGATAATACATTCAAAGCTGTGATTGTAAAGGCCAATGTCTCTTATGATCAGCCGACTCAAGAATTTACTTTATTGGCAGCATACAATGCTAGTATTAATGACGGATATTTGATCGAAGGGCAAGGTGATCATTTTGTTCCAACAAAAATTGATAAACCCGTAACATCTGGTGGAAACGAACAATATATCAGAGGATATTTAAAACAGGCCAATGCTTCGATTGATATTTCAACTTATATCGATCCTGTCAATGCATCAAAGGACGTGTGGGGGAATCCGACTGGAACCGATGGAACTGATTGGGGATGGGTAATTCAGAAAACAGGTGTATGGGTTAACTTTGAGAAGATGGAGCTCCGGCCAAGTAATGAACGAATTGGGCAAGTTGAAGATGCTGAATATTTGGTTTCTGTACCATGGAGTGTAAACGCAAGTTTCACACCAATTGCAGAATGCAGATTAACAGACAGGAATAGCAAGGATTGGAAAGTGTTGGACATTGATGATAAGTCCTATATTAATCAAGCATATTTATTAAGGATAAGCACCGATGCGCGCTAGAGTTAATCGGGCAGATTTTAATAGAGAAAAATTAAGACTGGACAAATTGTTTAATGAGATTTCTCAGAGATCTTTCGTTGCTGCGAAAGAATCTGCAAATGAATATGCATCGACTGTCAAATCGGGTATTGGCGTTACGCAACCTCCAGCCTTTGCGCCATACTGGGCACCATTATCTCCAATGTGGATGGCAATGAAAAAAGGCAATAAGGATAAATTTTGGGCCGAAACATACGGAATATACAGAGCCATCGGAATTAAGATTATAATGAAAACAATAAAAACAATTCATATTTTCAGCGGTATTTTAAAATCAACTGATGCAGCAGCTTTCGAAAGAGCCCAAAGAAATGAATATGGATTTGGGCTTGGCCCGGAAAGACCATTGTTCGAACCGGCAAAGGATGTTATTTCTATAATGACAGCAGGAGGCCGTAGGCTTAAATCGAATGCCAGATTCAAACATGCAGCAAGAGCAGCTATCAAAAAGGTCTATAAAAAATGACAAGAAAATGCACAAATAAAAAATGCAATCATGTTTCAATCGGGTATTTTGTAGGAAAAAATCGATGTCCTTTATGCGGTAACAGAACCGAGAAGTTTAAGCTTAAAAAGCTAAGAGATGTTGATGGGTTTGTTCCAAAAGAGGAAATTTATAAATGTTAGCTGCAACACGTTCAATAATAAATTATTATTGGAGTTGGCGCCGTTATCTAGAAGCGCAGCTTTCTTCTTATAAATTATATTACAATCCGGTAGGAATACCGAAACCTGCTTCTACGATCGATTCATGGTTAATTTTTCTGATTGGTGAAATCGATCCTAAATTATTTACTCGGGCAAAGTCACAGATATTTTGTGTTGCGAGAGATGATGAACGAAGTCAAAATATGGTTCAGATAGTGTCGGATGTAATCTCAAAATTAGATTCATCTCCGACCGGTAAGCGTAATTTTGTTCTATATGACAAAGATACCGCAACCGGGGTTGGAGCCATTTGGATAGAGCGGGCTCTTGTGCGATCTGCACAACCATATGATACTGGCGTAGCAAGCACTTTGATAGATATATATGCCAGGGTGAAAACGGCAAGAAACGCTTATGCATGATAGAATAAAAATAAAATGTCAATATTGTGGTGAAATTTATGAGGCTTGTAAAAAGGGGCGTACTCATTGCCGTAAGCAAAGTTGCAGAACAAAAGAAATTAAAAAACAGCTTGACGAATTGGAATATTTCATTGAATTATTTTGTAAACATAAAATTGAGGCAATCATTGAACTTAGGTTTCCCGGCAACGACAAACTTAGTAATGATGCGAAAATAGATAGCAAGAGCCAATTAAATAATGGTTTAAAAGAAGAAAATAATAATTCTATTGCCGGAATAAATTTAAATGAATTGATAGATTATTTCCGACCTGTTTTATGGAAAGGGGTTAAAGGAAATTTTATAATAAAAACTTTAAAGGACGGAACCATTGATCCAATAATATCAAATCAGATATTTGCTAAAATTGCGAATCCAGTAATTATTGGAAATAATTTGATCATTAATGGGTCAATAAAAATTTAATAAAGGAGGTATTTATAATGACGACCACAAAAGACAGTCCGAATGTTCAGCTTGATTTTGTAGAAATTGTAGCCCCGCGGTTATGGATGAGCAAAACCTATAAAACTACATATGTGGGTAATGCTGCACCGGCAGCGGCTCTTAACGTATCTTCACCTCTTTCTGGTTGGTATGATTGTGGATCAATCAAGGCTGTAAAGATGCCTGTGGCAAAAACGGTTCGAGATTATATGAGAGGGGTTCCACAAACATCCAGAAAACAATGGGAGGTTTCCCGTACCGCCCAAATTACGTTCAATACAAGTGACCTTTCGCCTTATGTTGAGGCATTAATAAATGGCCAAACAGTTTTTAATACAATGGCCACTCCACATTGGCATGTTGCCTCTTACATGGGGCTGGGGCATAAGGTTGCGATAGTGGCAGGTAGTCCAACGGGTTTTGCAGAATATGATATTTTAGTTTGTGCCAGCCCGTCAAATGCATCTATTAATACCAGCATGAATATGGCGGTATGCGAAAGCGTATCAGCAAGCATATTAACCCTTGAAGGCGGTGGTTTTCCGATAATAATGGCTGTTGGTGATCACGTCCGAAAAGTTAATCGGGTAGCCTTTAAGGATGTTATGGGAACAAATACGGTTCGTTCTGCAATGTTATTTTGGGATGATGTTGTAGATAGTGATGGTGATATTCATATTCAACATGCAGTGTATTTCCCGAAGTTGCAGAATTTTACAGGCCAGGATCTGGATTTCAAGAGCGAAACCGAAGAATACGAATCAAGCATTACGCTTGCGGCGCAAGCTGTTGAAATGACATTTGACGACGGCAATACCGGGTATGACTTTTACAAAAAGTGGGTACTGGCTTATTAAGCCGGAATTATAAAAAAATAAATGATATCCTAACTTAAAAAAGAGGGGGTTAAATTATGCCAAAGATTGAACTTGACGCCAAAGATGCATTAGGCGTAAAAGATACCGATGATGGCGAGGGTTCGATAAACGAGCCCTTGCCGGATCAACCTACCGAAGAAGAGTTTCAGGAGGCTGCATCGCCAGAACTTTCTCTTGATGAGTTTGTTCTGGGCGATCGCATATTCAAAATTCGTATTTCCAATATCCGCACTCAAAAGATTATGGCAAAGGCATTGGATGCTATTACGGATCTGATTAAAAAGATCGATTTAAAGCCTATTATTGAAAGCTTTCAGGATAAAATAAACAGAGACCGTAAAAAATTGGTTGATCGCATATCCGCATCAAAAGACGATAAAGCAGAAAATCAAGCGGTTGATTATGAAAAGATGATTCATGAAATGGCTGCGGAAGATGAGAATACATATATTGATATGATTGAACTGGTTAGAGATATTATTACCCATGGTGGAATCTCAAACATAATCGAAACGATTTTAGATCTTTATGCTGGAATCGTTTATGCTATTTGCAATTCGCAAGACAAAACGATTACGAAAGAATGGGTAGAAGACAATTTGACTTTATTCGATGCCCAAGAAATATTTTTTAACCAAATGGCAAAAGATCGTATGGGAGGCAAAGTTATCGATTTTTTGTACGTAATCACCCAGCAGGTGGTAAAAAGAGATTAATACTGCCGGGTTATTTGAGGGAACATAGCATTGTTACATCTGCTGCCGAATCTCTCAAAAAAAGTATGGATCAAATAGAAGAACAATTTACTTTAAGCCAATTAATAATTATGGGTACAATTCAACAATTACAATTTGAGCATGAAAAAAATACGCATGGCAATAAGCGTGTTGTGAATAAAGATCCTGATCCAAAGAAACAAAATCGTAGAGCATTGAGGTATCTATAATGGATAATAAAAACGTACTTTGTTATCTTGATGAAATCGATAATGCCTATATTGAAGGTAAAGTAAAAGGATGGAGTCGATATGGAAAGGAATGGTCAACTTTTTCGATTCCAATGAATAAAGAAATAAGACAAAAGATTAAAGATGGTGTTCCCGAAGATCCAATGTTTCAAATGGTTTTGCCATATTGGTTTAGCAGGAGTGAAATGCTTGAAATTTATTATACAAAAAAATACAAAATTAAAAGAGGTGCATTGCGTAGACGTAAAAAAGAATGTGTTCAGATTAGAAAAAATATTAATACTGACACAATAAGTAAAATTGGCCAATTGTCAATGAATGATATTGCTGAAAGGGCCATTAAGGGAGTGACCTAAAATATGCCTGTTGATCCTGATGCCATAGGTATAAAATATCAGATTGATCTTGATAAGTTAATCAATAGTATTCGTTCCGCTAAAACGCTACTTGTAAAATTCCACGAAGATCTGTCTGCCCTTGCCAAAAAAGCGTCGGTTAAGATTATTGTTCAAGACCAGTCCGTGGCTAATGCAAAAGCAAAAGTAAAAAATTTTGCAAATGCGATTCAAGCGACTCTTGATAAAGCCGGAAACCTAAAAATAAAGGAGGTGTCTAAAGGATTTGGATCAATAGCTACCGGTGATGTTGACAAAGCATCAATAGCACTAAAGGCGCTTCACAAAGAGATGGGTGGCACCAGGGACGTAATTCCAGAATTAAATGCAAGATTTAAAGCTGCTGAGAGTGCTATCGCAAAAACTGGTGCTGCAATGAACGTAGCTGGTGAAAAAGGCAATGTGTTCATGAAAAAGATGAATGCATCAACCGTTGCACTGGCTCACTACAGAGGACAACTTTCCTATACAAAAGATGGAATTGTAAGTACTGCAACAGCAGAAACAGAGGCTGCAGGGGCCTCTGTAAAAGCTACACAAAAAAGAGCTGCTGCTAAAGCACAATTAAAACAGGCAGCACAAGCTGCAAGAGAAGCTGCCGATGCTGAAAAACTGCTTGCAGCATCAGCAAATTCAGCAACTGCCCAGTTAAAGCTAATGGGCATTACCAGCAAGACCACTTCTGCCCAAATCAAGGCACTGAATTTAACGTCTCTTGAAACAGCGCGAGTTCTTAAATTAACACAGATGAGAATGCAAGAACTTTCAGGTGCACATTTAGGTTCTGGCAAAGCAACAAAAGCAGCATCAGCAGAATATGCAATACTTGAAAGCAGGATGCCTTTCTTGCGGGACGAGGCGAATAAAGGTGTCAAGGCTTTTGGTGATTATCGAAGGGCAATGGATCGTTGGGGTCAAGGCTTCAAGTATATGATGCTATCCCAAGCGGCATGGATTGCATCTGGAGCTGTCTTGTTTGGAACGATTACGGCAATTACTACATCTATTAAGACATTTATTGACTTCCATCAGGATTTGAGAGATGCGGCTGCAATCGTGCAGGCGACTACAACTGGTTATGAAAAAATGGAAAAAGCTGCTGTAAGTGCCTTTATGAATTCAACGATGTCTCTAAAAGACACTACCGATGCATTGAAAATTCTCGGTCAGACTGGTATGGAAGCGGCTGACGCAGCCATAGCCCTTGAAACTGTTTATAAAATAACAACTGCGACTGGTTCTGATACTGCAACGGCCGTTAAATTTTTAACAACAGCCATTAATGTTTGGAAATTAGAAGCTTCTGATGCAGTAGATGTCGGTAATGTTTTGGGGGCTGCATTAAATTATTCAAAATTAGAAGCTGCCGACCTTGGAACTGTTTTTAATTATGTAGCAAGCATGGCAAAAAGTTTAGGCATGTCTTATACTGACTTGGCTGCTACTGCTGCAGTAATGAGCAATGCTGGTATTAGAGTTAGCACTATCGGTACTGGATTAAGGGGTGTTTTTTCTAAACTTCTTTCTCCTACAAAAAAGTTTAGAACACAACTCGAATTGGCTGGATTAACTGTTGAATCTGTTAACGTTCGAACAAAAGACTTCTTTACCGTTTTAAAAAATTTACAAACAGCAGGGTTCGACATAGGCAATATTTTTAAAGGCATGTCAAGACGTGAAGCAGCTTCCTTGAATGTAATGTTAGAACAAGGTGTTGAGCGATTCAATCTCATGCGCGAAGCACTTAAAGATACAACAGCGGTCGAAGTAATGTTTGAACGATCGATGAGGGGGATGAAAAATCAAATAATTCTTACAGGTCATGCAATTCAACAGTTCTTAATAGGTGGGCTTGGTGCTTTAAAACCAATCATTACTGGCACAGCAAGCTTTATTAGAGAATTATTTATATCGTTGGATCAATTGCGTGGTATTATATTAACAACAGCTGCGGCTTGGGCTATTTATAAAGCAGCCCAAATTGCAAGCGCAACTGCAACAGATGTTTTAATTGCATCGATTTTTAGATTAAAAACGGCGTTATTTGATTTTACACAGAGGCACCCGTTTTTTATTGCTTTAACAATCATGGTCGCTGGATATACTGCCGTGAAAATGGCTGTTGATAAATTGACAACATCAATTAAAGAACAAAGAAATTTGCTAAATCGAAGAATCGATGATATGCGGAAACTTCAAATATTGATGGTGGATTCTAACAGAACCGAAGAAGAAAAACTTGAGATTATGGATGCTTTTGTTAAAGATTATCCAGAACTATTGGATGCACTCAAACATCACAAAATAAGTATTGAAGATATTATTGACGCAACCAAACGATTGATAGACGTTGATAAGGGAAGGAGGAAAGATTTAGATCTTCAAATACTTAAAGAAAAAGAGCTTTATTTGATCAGGCTTAAAAGTTTTAAAATGAGGTTGCAGCCGACTGGTGAAGAAAAGGAATTAATGTCACCACTTGGGCCTATTAAAATAGATATTCCTGAAATAATAAAAACAACAGAAAAAGAAATAGAACGATTAAGAATTAAACTTGGATTAATAAATGTCTTTGAAATGCCTCTTGACCCAAAAGAAACAAAATTTGAATGGACGGACGAACTACAAAAAGAACTTGAAAGAATAAGGGAAAGAACTGTTTCTGAAAGAGAAAAGGCTAAGATAGAACTTGAAAAAAGTTTAGAAATATTCAAAGCAACTGGCAAATTGACAGTCGAAGCCGAAGCTAAAATTTTTGAAGCAAGGGCTCGTTTGAGAGGAGAATATCAAAAAAAAATAAGCGAAATAGATAAAAAAGAATACGATGAAAAAAGAAAAGCGATAGATAAAGAATTTAAGGCTTTCTCAAAACAATTAGATGATCAGCGTAAAAAAATATTAACATTTGAAAAAGACAAAGAAGATATTTTAAAAAATATTATTTCATTTACGGAAAAAATAAATAGCGATCTCGTCGGGTTAGAAGAAGATTCCCATAAACGTCAAATAGGACTTCAACAAATTGCTGCAGATAAACGAATGCAGATTTATGACCAGCTTTTATCCAAAGCTAAAAAGTTTTATGATGAATTATGGATAGCATCTATAACAGACCCAATGCTTGCGCCAATGCTGCAAGCTTTTGAATTCGAATATGAAGAAATTGTAAAGGCTATCGATAAAATCAGAAAAGTAGACAAGGGCGAAAAAAAACAAATAATTGATCCTAGTGATTTTTCACGAGGTATTATAGATGGATTACGAGATGCACGAAAAGAATTGGCAGACGAATATAATATCTGGAAAAATTTAGCAAAGAATACTGCCATGTCTATGCGGGACTCGTTCTCTGATTTATTTTTTGATAGTATGAATAATCAATTAAAATCACTTACTGAATACTGGAAAGCGTTTACCAATGCTGTAAAACGTAATATTGCAGACATAGCAGCAACGTGGGTTACAAGCGGGCTTTTCGGGAAAAGCGAAGGTGGTGGTTTGTTAGGTTTGATCGGAGGAGCAATTGGATTAATCGGCGGCGGAGCTGGAATTGGTGCTGGTACTGCCGGTGCAAGTATTGGGGATGTTGTTCTAACACATGGAGGTGGTTTAATTAAAAGAATGCATTCAGGTGGTCCGGCCCTTAAAAGCGATGAAACCCTTCGGATTTTAAAAGAAAATGAATTTGTAATTAAAGATTCAAGCACAAGGGCTCTTGGTGAAAGTAAACTTAATTATGCAAATGAAACAGGCAAGTGGCCACAACCTGAATCTTCCGTAACGAATGTCCATAATTCTTATACCATAATTGCAATGGATTCTGAAAGCATGGATCAGGCATTGAGAAGGGGAGGGGCAAAAGCGATTCAGGATATTAGTTTAGGAAATATGGCATATGAAAAAGAACGACGAAATCCTATTTTTGGATTAAGGTAAATAAAAATGACATTCTATCCGTTCATTAAGCCAGACACCTGCAAACGAATTGCAGTTAGACCAACCGCCAGAAATCCTATGGGTCAGCATGTGCTTGCTACTCGTAAAATACATGATGTTTATCATATTATAAAATATACATACGATTTTATTTCATCACGTCAATTCAGAATAATAGATGATCATTTTAGATTGATGAATGGTGGAGTAACTTCTTTTTATGTTGTTGATTGGGGAGATCCAAGACCGATATCAGCAACCTCCGGATTGCATGTCACCTTAAATAATACACAAGGATTGTCTGTAAACAACAATGATGGTGGTAATGATATAATCTTATGGCAAAACAGTGGTGATTATGGTGATAATTGTACGGTTTCTGGAAATGTGATTACCGATAAAACAAAATCATGGGATACCGATGAATGGGCAAATCATCAAGTCATTGATTCAATCGGCAATGCATTTAATGTAAGTGGAAATACGGCAAAGACTTTAACCATATCCACAGCTTCTACCATTATGGCTGGCGCCTATGATATCCATCGATATGTTTATAGAACCATAGCATCAATCACTGCCGCATCGAGGAGATTAACACTTAATGCATCTCCCATATTGGCATACACGACTCCTGTAGAGAAATTCGTTTTACCAGTATATGCATGTCATTATGCACAAGATTCGTTAGGGCTTGAGCCTACTAGCGATTACAATCTTGAACCGAACGATAATTATGGGCCTTATTATTCTGGAAGCATAGAATTTATTCAAAAAGGTACTGGTACTTAATGATATGAGCAGAACTATAAATGCATCTTTAAGATTCAGTGCCGCACAATTACAAAATAGCGGCATGTATTCTTTATTTGAGGTCCAGGTTGATGCCAGCCCTGTAGCATATACATATTGGACTGATTATAATGCATCCATTAATTATTTTAAACCTGGTACCGATACAGCACAAGTTTATGATCCATTTCCGATAAAAGCTGGTGATTTTGAAACCGATGATGGTACAAAAGTTCCAGCCATTCAAATTAAAATAGGTGCTGTTGATCAACAAATTGTTGCTTATATTGAATCCAATGATGCACTTAGAAGAAACAGAGTTAGGCGTGTAACTGTATCTGAAGATGAAATAACGAATGCTTCTGCCTACACCATGGATACATTTTATATTGATGGGGCGATGATAGATCATGATGCAGAAGAAGCCATTTTTGAATTGACATCAAAGGGTGCTGTTGCAAATATTACAGTGCCATTAAGATCGATGCGCAGGGATCAATGCCAGGCAGACTATTTAAATGCGAGCACTTGTCAATATGCTGGATCTGAAACGACATGCAGAAAGACAAAAGATGCTTGTGCGAGTAAAGACAACGTAATTAATTTTAAAGCATTCCCAGGGATAGGAACGCGAAAAGTTGTTTTTTAATAAAATGGACAAAATCGACACTTCAAAATATCTTGGCATTCCGTTTAAGCACCGTGGATCAGATTGGTCTGGAGTGGACTGTTACGGATTGCCGCGACTTTTTTATAAAACAGAATTTGGAATTGATGTGCCGGATTACGAATATGACGAAAATTGGTGTTCAATCGGTTTTGATTGGATCCAAAAATATTTCAAAGAAAATTGGATAAAAATTGATAAACCTGAAAGATATGGTGGTGTTGGATTTAGATTGCCGGGGTACAAAGTCGAACATCATCTTGGAATAATTTTACATGATTTGGATATGTTTTTACATAGTCCTTTAAATAAACAAGTTTGTGTGAGTAAATTGTCTCATCCGGTATGGAAACGATCGGTTAATTCGTTTTATCATATTAAAGGCGTATGACAACAAAATTAATAATATACAAATCTTTACTTCGAGACGAAATTCTTTTAGAAGAATTTACGGAAGAAAACAATCTCAGCAAAGCCATTTATTCCAGAAAAGAACTTCACGGTCTTTATACTAGTGTATGGGTGAATGATGTTCTTATCCCACCGGAAGATTGGCATTTATTCGAATTAAATACTTTTGACATAGTGCATTTGGTAGGGCAGCCGCGGAAAGGGGCATTGCCTATAATCGGTGCGGTAATTGGTGCGGCTTTATCAATTGCATTTCCTGCTTTATGGCCAGTTGGTACTACAATGCTTGCCGGAATATTAAAAGGCGCCGCAATTGGTTATGCTCTTGGCAGTGTTGCTGATAGCCTGATATTCCCCCCAACGGTTCCACAAATTGGTGGTGAAAGCGCAAATCCAAATTATGGGTGGGATGGCGCACGTTTGGTCACACAACCTGATGGACCTGTTAATGTTCTATATGGTCAGCATAGAATAGGTGGCAATTTGATTATGCAGTATGTGAGTACGGATGGTGAAAAAAACTATCTGCACATGCTGATTGGTTTATGTGAAGGACCGATATCAGGAATCATGAAATCAGATGGATCGGGAGTGTGTACGGCAACTACCGATACGCCGGATGTTGAAATCAATGGCCAGGCCTATTCAAATTATGAGAACTGCACGTGGGATTATCGATTAGGCGAATGGGACCAATCCGTTATTGCTGGTTTCCATGGCACAAAAACATTTTATTCTGATGGTCGAAAAACCAGCAATGGATCTCCTGTAACATATACGACAACAGAAACTGATATAACAACTCTCGGAATTCAACTTTTTGCAACAAATCTATTTTCCGTAGGAGATAATGGGGATCTATCTAATCATTATATTCATTATTTGGTGCAATACAGACTTAATGGTGATCCGAGTTGGATAGATTTTGATGGCCCTGACGTTGCTGGTTACGTTTGGTTTGATGGGAAAACAACAAGTAGACTTTATAGATATATAACAATTGAAGGGTTAATTGCCGGGCAGTATGACATTAAGATAACAAGGATATCTCCTGATTATACCGGGACCAAGATAAGGGGAGATCTTTATTTAGGAGG